GGACCGTACATCAAGGAATGGAATATCGCAGGGCTAGCACAGCCTACCGATGCTGACCTTGCTGCACACGACGCCGCAGGGGATATAACTGAAACAAACAACGTTGTAAGAAGTACAAGAAAAGTAGCTTATGGTGATATTGGCGATCAACTTGATGAGATATTTAAAGATATCGATGCGTGGAAATTACGTATTCAAGGGATCAAAGATGCTAACCCTAAGTCTTAAAGGAGTTAAATGAGTAAATTATTTGTAGATCAAGTAGATCCAAAGACAGCTACCACGCTAACGCTGGGTACGTCAGGTGACACCATAAGCATACCTTCGGGTGTGACGATTGCCAATGCAGGAACTGCAACGGGCTTTGGTGGATTTGTTGCATCTGACATAACAGGTCAAACCGCATTGGGCCAAGAGCCTGCTCAAACTGACGAGCTTGTTCTCAGCGATGCCGGCGCATTAAAAAGAGCAGATTTTAGTCATATCATGCCAGTGCCAATGATACTTTTAACAAGAACTTCTAATATTACTGTTGCTACTAGTACAGCAACAAAAGTTACTTGGGATACTCCTATTAAACAACAAGGTGGAACTTGGGATGGTACCAATTATAGATTTACGCCAGGAGTGGCAGGTTATTATAATAGTCAATGTATTATTAGATGGAATAATTTTATACCAGAAAGCAAACAAGGTGGACCACAATTATATAAAAATGGTGCTCATTTTTATACCTATGGTTCAATGCAAAATTTTAGAAGTGACCAAACAACTCTATCAGGTTCAGATGTTATGATGACACATCCTATTTATTTAGATGATGATGATTATTTAGAGATGTATGTATGGCACAATGCAGGTACTTCAGGAGCTTTTGGTGGTGGATACAATCATTGGCTTGTATACAGATTAGTAGGAATGAGTACATAAGATGATAACAATTTTAAAAGGAGTTAATTAATGGCAAGTACAATATTAGTAGATAAAATAGATCCACAAAGTGGAACAGCTTTAGAGATTGGTAGTTCAGGCGATACTATTACAATACCATCTGGGGCAACCATTACGAATAGTGGCACAGCTTCAGGATTTGGTGATCCGGGTCTTACGGATGCTTCTATGTGGAGAGTTACTGCTAATTTTGTAGGTAGTGCTGCTCCTATAGCAAGTAATTGGGAAGCTTGTGATTCTTATGGCGCGGGAAATCTTGGAAGTGCAATGACAGAATCATCTGGTATATTTACTTTCCCAAGCACAGGATTTTGGCTTATTAATTATCACATGCAATTCTATCCAAATAACGGAACACAAGCAGCTTATGCTCAAACATGGACAACCACAGATAATGGTACTTATACAGAAGTTACTCAAGCGGGAGCATTTAGTGATATTGCATTACAACAAACTACGAGTATTCAATTTTTATTTGATGTTACAAGCACAACAAATTGTAAAGTTAAGTTTGGTGTCTTGCAAGGAAACACATCAAATACTACACAAGGAAGCACAGATATGAATAAAACTTGTGTTAGCTTTTTAAAACTAGGAGCGACATAGAATGAGACCAGATCACATAGAAGATTATTTAGTTACTGTAAGAACAGGACAATGGTTCGGTTGGGCTAAAGGTTCTGAACCAAGAAAAGTTTATGCAAATCTTATTGTCCATGATGGTGGAAGTAAACCTACTGAACAAGAATGTACAGATGGATTAGCAGCATTACAAACTGATTATGATAATGCTCAAACAAAAAAAGCAACCGATAAAGCAAATGCGAATCAAAAGTTAAAAGACTTAGGATTAACTGATGATGAGATCAAAGCAATTAAGGGAATAGAATAATGGCACTTACAACAATTAAAAATTCAGGACTTTCCGGATCCATAGATCTTACAACTAAAGTTACAGGTGCTTTACCTGTAGGTAACGGAGGTACTGGAATTACTTCAGGAACATCAGGACAATATTTAAAATTTACTGGGACAACAACTACAGCAAGTTCTGCTGTTGATGCAGGAAAAGTTTTACAAGTACAGCATGTTACTTTTACAAGTGGAGGAACAGTGAATACTACTACTTCTTTTGCAGCTTCATATATAACAGATCAAATAACACCTTCAGCTACGAGTTCTAAAATATTAATTCAAATGCAATGTCGTTTTTATCCTTATAGAGATGATACAGATGCTAATAATGTATCAGGAAAAATAGCTATATATAGAGATATAGGAGGTGCAGGATTTTCAAAAGTATGGCCTGCAAGTGGCGCAGGAGATATAGGGATTGGTACTGCAGCATCATCTATTGGTGGAGATAATCCAACTTGGATAGATGTTAATTTTTTACAACCTGTATTTTTCGTGGATGAGCCTAATACCACGAGTGCCTGTGACTATACCATGTATATAGCAAAAGTAGGAACAATGAATAATATACAAGTTGGTCAATCTACTTTTCCAGCAGATGTTGTTTTAATGGAGATAGCAGGATAATATGGAAGATTCAATAAAATTTCACAAAGCAATGAATACATTAAAACCTGATGTGGGATATGTATATCATAATAATGTTCCTATGACGGAAAAATTATTTAATAAAATTCAATGGGTAACTGGAGAAAATGCAGAAGGGACTGCCATTACAACCACGATTAATCCTCATTCAGAAATTACATGGGCTTTATTAAAAGCTGAGATGGATAAATTATAATGGCATTTGGTGCAGGAGCAATTGGTCAACTAGCTTTCTCGGAAACTACTGATGATGGAACTTCAATCAGGGTTACACCTACTGGAGTTCAAGCAACCTTTGCACTAGGAACGGCGACGGTAACACCTAATACAATTGTCATTCCAACTGGAGTAGTGGCAACCTTTGCGGTTGGTTCTCCAACCATAACAGCGGATGCAAATGTTACACCTACAGGAGTTTATATTACTTCTGCATTAGGGACAGTGACTGTTACTGCTGATGCGAACGTTACACCTACAGGAGTTTCCTCGACTTTCAGTGTGGGAACGGTTACATTAGAGTCAAGGTATTTCCCAACTGGGGTTCAAGCTAGTTTTGCCTTAGGAACAGCAACAGTGAGTGGAACGGCTACTGTTATTCCAACGGGCGTACAGGCAGCTTTTACAGTGGGAGATTTAAAATTAACGATTTGGAACGGAGTGGACGACTCTTCTACAAATACATGGACGGTAGTTCCAACAGGATAAGATATGGCAGATTCAACAATATTAAATTTAGATCTTCAAGCAACTGGTGCTAACGCTGGTACGTGGGGATCAAAAACAAATGACAACTTAGAGAAGATAGAAAATGCTATCAAAGGATACACAGCAGTAAATATAGCTGGTAGTGGAACAGTATCATTAACAGTTGCAAGTGGTGGTACGGGTGATCAACAAAGTAGAGCTTCTCTTAAATTAGAAGGAACTTTAACGGGTGGCAGAGTATTAGAATGTGAAGCTAATCCAAACTGGTATTTTATTCATGATGCAACTACTCGTGGCGGTAATACTCTTACATTTGGACCAGCTGGAGGAACAGCAGTTACTCTTCCTTATACAAATACAAAATATTTAATATATACTGACGGTTCAACAGCTTTTGATATCTTAACTAATGTAGGAAATATTTCATCAGGTGGAACACTTGATGCAACCGGTAATGTTTCTTTTGATGGTGGGACTTTTATATTTAATGAAACTGGTGCGGATTTGGATGCACGATTTGAAGGGGATAGTGATGCAAATTTATTAAGAACTGAGGCTACTAATGACCGTGTGGGAATTGGAATTGCATCTCCTCTTGCTAAATTAGGTATTACTCAAACAAGTGCAACTGGGGCAGTACCATGCCTTGAATTAGAGCAAATAGATCAAGATTTTGCTTTCACTAACTATAAAGGAACTACAGCTGCTGATAGTACTAAAAGTATTTCTACTTCAACTGCTAGTGCCGCAGCGAAGTTTGGAGCTATTAGAATAAGAATAAATGGTACTGATAAATGGATACGCGTTTACGATAGCGCTGTGTAGGAGGCTTAATGACTTTGATTAAAGTACAAGTAGCTCCAGGTGTTGACAAACAATCCACCGAGTACGGTGCTGAAGGACGTTGGACCAATACGGACAACGTTCGTTTTCGTTATGGGCTTCCAGAAAAAATAGGAGGATGGGCGAAGGTTACATCCGATGCTTTAGTTGGGGCAGCAAGAGGAATCATTACGTGGTTCTCTCTTGATGGCGATCAGTACGCAGTTACAGGAACAAACAAGAAACTTTATGTTTACCAGAATGGATCCTGGTATGACATTACCCCTATACGATCCACAGGTGCTAGCATTACAGATTTTACAACTACAGCTAGTTCAACTACAGTTAAAGTTACAGATGCATCACATGGTGCAATAGAAGGAGACTTTGTTACAATTTCATCTGTATCAGGGACAGCGAATGGAATAGCAGCAGCTAATCTTGAGGGTGAATTTGAAATACAAGTAGTAGAAGATACAAATAACTATAATATAATTGCCAAATCAGCCGCTAGTAGTGGTGGTGCAGCAAGTGTTACAGGAACAGCAGAATATCAAATCAATACCAATCCAGCGACTTCCATATTAGGTTATGGATGGGGAGCTGGACCTTATGGAGGTGTGAGTGGTGGACCGGGATGGGGAAAATCCCGTGCATCATTGGCTGCGCCTAATAGTGTTCAATTGGATTCAGGAAAATGGTCTTTGGATAACTGGGGTGAAGATATATTAGCACAACAATTAAATGGTGGACTTTATTACTGGGACACTTCAGCTAGCACTACAACTGTACAACGAGCAGTAGATACAACTGTATCTAATGCCCCTACATCTAGTAGGTTCATGATTGTATCCGGTACTGATAGACATGTTATATGTTGTGGAACTGAGACTACAATAGGAACAGCTACTACAAGAGATGATATGTTTATTAGGTGGTGTGATCAGGAAAATGTTAATGAGTGGACTCCTACTGCTACAAATACTGCAGGAACTCAACGATTAACCGATGGTAGTAAACTGATTGCAGCTGAACGTTCACGTGGTGCTGTATTGCTATGGACTGATACTGCTTTGTATCAGATGACTTTAATTGGTGCTCCTTTCACATTTGGATTTTCACAATTAGGATCTGCATGCGGAGCATGTGGATTGCATGCAACAGTAGAGAGTAACGGAAGAGCTTTTTGGATGGGGACTGATTCATTCTTCATGTTTGATGGTTCGGTTCAAAAGATTCCTTGTTCTATTGAGGATTTTGTTTTTAAAGATATAGATCCTGCATCACAAAAGGATACTTTTGCAGCATTAAATACTGAATTTAATGAGGTTACTTGGTTTTACGCTTCAGATGGATCTTCAGTTATAGATAGAGCTGCAACTTTTAACTATGCAGAAAAAGTATGGTACAACGGAACTTTGTCTCGTTCTTCATGGGCTGATAAAGGTGTGTATCAATACCCTTACGCAACAGAATACAATGCAACAGATTCAACCGCAACAATAAGCACCATTACTGGGCTTACTGATGGAAGAAGTTTCATGCACGCACAGGAAAATGGAAATAATGCAGATGGATCAGCATTAAGTTCTGAAATAAAATCAGGTGAGTTTGTTATACCCCAAGCTGGGGAAAGATTAATGTCAATTAAGAGATTCATTCCTGACTTTAAAAATTTATCAGGAACAGTTAATGTGGAATTAGATTTTAAATTATATCCTACAAGTAGCACTGTTACCAATGGTCCTTTTTCTGTCACTACTTCCACTACTAAAGTAGATACTAGAGCTAGAGGAAGACAGGGAGCAATAAAGATTACAAGTTCTGCTGTAGATACAACATGGCGTTACGGCACATATCGTGCGGACGTACAACAAGATGGATTAAGATAATGGCACAGATAAATATACCACGACTTCCTGCAGCTCGTGAAGAGTATAGCAAGGAACAAATTAATCAAATGATTCAAACACTGGATCAGCTAATTCAGCTTCTGAATTCTTCGTATACCCCAGAACAATTAAAGAACGAAGATGAAGCCTTATCATGGTTTTTAAATTAAATGGCTAACAATTATAAAAAAGTTATGACAACAGTTACAACCACTGGGGATGCTACAATTTATACTGTCCCAGCGGAGACAACCACATTGGTTAAAACAGCATGGGCTTATAATAATTCTGGTGGTGCAGCTACAATAAGCTTAAAATTAAATTCAACACTGCTTCGTACTAATAGTGGGGTGGCTGATAAAGCTACAGAATCCTTCTTTTATTTAGCTTCGAGTGACATTGGAGTGATGGAAGCTGGTGACATACTGAAGATCAACAACGACGCACAGCCAGTGAATGTCTATCTGGGAATACTGGAGATATCATAATGGTTGATAATAAAGAAAATACTTGCTATAAGGAGAGATTATGCCTATAAATGATGATGCAGTAATAGAATACGTAGAGGTCAATGG